GCAAGATGCCTACAAGGTAATCGCAGAAGTTGCAAAACCTAATGTTCCAGAGTCTATCCGTCCATTTATGGATAGGAAGACTACAAAGAGGACAGTAATGACAGTTCCTTACAACGCAAAACCCTTCTCAAATAGAGGCTACATCCGTGAAGCTTTAAAAGAGAAAGGTGTTGAAGTTGAAAAGGAAGACTTGACAGCAACAGTTAATGCTGTCAGAGGTGCAATGAATGTCATTGTTCCAGGTCCTATGAAGGTAATGAAATGGATCGAGAAAGAAGTAGGTAATGCTATTGATCGTGGGGAACAAGAAATTCAATGGTGTACTCCATCAGGATTTATTGTTACTCAACGATTAATGAAACCAATAGTAGAAACTATTGAACTACAGCTACTAGGTAGATGTCAGATCAAAGTAGCTACAGAAGAAGGGGACAAAGTAGATAAAGCACATCATAAAAATGCTACAGCACCGAACCTTATTCATTCACTCGATGCAAGCCTCCTCCACCTATCTGCAATACGCTTCAACGCTCCGCTGGCCCTCATACACGACTCGGTTTTATGTCGTGCTACTGACATGCATATACTGTCAGCCATTGTTCGTGAAGTCTACATGCACTTATTTGCAGAACAAGATTACCTAACGAATTGGGCTGCACAAATCGGAGCTGAATCCGAACCACCGATTATTGACACACTTAACCCTGAGTCAGTAATTGAATCCACTTATTTTTTCTGTTAATGACACGCAACACATTTGTAACACCAGAGCCTGTTGTCCTTGAAGGATACCAAGCTGTAATGACACCTTCTAAGTTTGGCTATTCTCTTGCCGCTATTGTTAGCCAAGACATGGTAGACAAACTAGAAGATGACCGGACAGAGTCCCTTAAGTGGGCTGAATCTAAGCTAAAGAATCCAAAGCGTTCAGTACTTAAACCTGAACCTTGGGAAGAAGTAAATGAAGGTCAATATAAAGTAAAGTTCTCTTGGAATGAGGATACACGTCCACCTGTTGTAGATACTGAAGGTACTCTCATTACTGATGAGCGTCTTCCTATTTATAGTGGGTCAAAGGTAAAGCTAGCTCTTTATCAAAAGCCTTACATCCTTCGTGATGGTGTCACCTATGGCACAAGCTTGAAACTTAAAGGTATTCAGGTTGTCTCCTTGTCATCTGCCGCTGGCGTTGATGTAGGTGATATGTCTACTGAAGATGTAGCTGAACTGTTTGGTAATACTGCAGGATTCAAGGTGTCAGAACCTAATGTCATTGCATCGTCACCAGCTTCTGTTGAGGATGACACTGACTTCTAATGGCTTTCCGATCAGGACTCGAAGAACGAGTAGCTGATCTTATGTGTGAGCTGGGTGTCAAGTATGAATATGAATCTACTAAGGTTCCATACGTCATCCAGCATATTTATACGCCTGACTTTCTTCTACCAAACGGCATCTATTTAGAATGCAAGGGGTATTGGGACGCAGAAGATAGGCGTAAGATTAAAAACGTAAAAGAACAGCATCCAGAATTAGATTTACGTATGGTATTTCAATCTCCATACAATACAATTAGCAAGAAGTCTAAGACTACCTATGCAAAATACTGCGAGAAATTAGGTATCCCTTGGACATCATTTCACAACATACCAATCCAATGGTTTCTGTAGAGAATGAGTTCGTAGAACATATTCCATGTCCAGAGTGTGGCTCATCAGATGCAAATAGTTTGTACTCAGATGGTCACACCTTTTGCTTTAAGTGTCATGCACGAACGCATGGCAATAACACCACCACTCACAATCATCAAGTGTCAAATGTACAACTTCAAGGATCAGCCAGACGGCTGCAATCAAGAGGAATATCTGAACGTACCTGTGAACTATTCAAAACCTACAAAGATGGAGAGATCCTACGCCACTATTATTTCGACAGTACTGGAAAGGTTGTCGGAGCAAAAGTAAGGACTAAAGATAAATCCTTTCGCTGTGAAGGAGAAGTCAGTTCTCTATTCGGAATGCAGAACTTCAGGCATAAGACAGCTAAGGATCAAAAGTTAATTATTTGCGAAGGCGAAATGGATGCAATGAGCATCTATGAATGTCAACCATGGCCGGTTGTCTCCATTCCAAATGGAGCAGCTGCAGCTAAGAAAGCAATTCAAAAAAACTACGAATGGATCAACCATTACGACAAAATAGTTATATTCTTTGATAACGATGAGGCAGGCCAGAAGGCTGCTAAAGAAGCCGCTAGTGTATTACCACCTAGTAAGACTTTCATAGGCTTTCTAGACGATTACAAAGACGCCTCAGAAGCATTACAAGCTGGTAACAGTGAAGCAGTACGTCAAGTACTTAACTTCAACCATACTCAATATCAACCTGACGGCATTGTTGATGCCAAAACTCTTTTAGAGCTAGTAACTACACCTTCACCACCTTCAGACCATGACTACCCATTTGACGGACTCAATAAGCTATTACACGGGATCAGATATGGAGAGCTTGTCACGGTTACTGCAGGTTCTGGGATTGGAAAAAGCTCCTTTCTCAGAGAAATATGTGCTGACCTTCTCAGCAAAGGAGAGCGGTGCGGTTACCTGGCGCTTGAGGAGTCAAACCGGCGCACTGCACTCGGACTTATGTCAGTCGCATCGAGACGATCTTTACACCTCGGTGAACAACAACGAGGTGAGCTAACAGAGATCTTTGACCAGACCATTGCTAATTGGAACCTTCATTTATTTGATGGCTTCGGGAGTTATGACCCTGATCATATCTACAACCGCATTGAATACATGGCGGCTGGGTTAGATACAAAGGTCATCTTCCTTGATCACCTGTCCATTCTTTTGTCTGGTCTTGAAGGTGATGAAAGGTTAATGATTGACCGAACGATGACTAAATTACGTTCTCTAGTTGAACGTACAGGCATCGCATTATTTCTCGTATGTCATACATCATCACCACCTAATGGAGGAAGCCATGAAGAAGGAGCAAGAGTCCAGCTGCGATCACTTAGAGGATCCAGAAGCGTGGGCCAATTGTCAGATTGCGTCATTGCGTTGGAACGCGATCAGCAGAGCGGATCTGAACGAAATGCTACAACAGTGCGAGTCCTTAAAAATCGCTATTCAGGCGAAGTTGGCGAAGCCTGTCAACTGAAGTACGACTTAGAAACTTGTAAATTTAATGAAACAGCGACAACACCAGACTTCAACGCAACAACAGATTTTTAAACCTAACCCACCTACAGCTGAAGCAATTAAGAAAGCACAGTTTGTAGATAAAACATACCAATGGACTAATGCTCGTATTCGATCTGGAGAGTGACGGACTACTAGATGATGTTACCAAAATCCACTGTCTGGTCATATACGACAGCGAAACTGATCAAACTACTATCTACAATGATCAAGGCAATCAAGAGCCGCTTAGTAGAGGCATCCAACGACTGGAAGATGCTGATGTCCTTGTCGGGCACAACATCATCGGGTATGACATACCTGTCATCAAAAAAATATATCCGTGGTTCGACCCGGAAGCGCTTGTATTAGATACGCTACTACTTTCACGTTTGTATCACACAGACATGATGGAAGTAGATAAGAAAAGATCTATACCAAATATGCCATTACAGATCTACGGAAGACATTCACTTGAATCATATGGCTATCGGCTGTCTGAATACAAAGGTGAGTTCGGAAAGAGTACTGATTGGCAAGAGTGGTCTCCAGAGATGGAAACCTATTGCGCACAAGACGTAAACGTAACAACAAAAGTATGCGACCACTTCCACAAATACCTGAGTGGGTACAGCTAGAGCATCAAGTTGCTCAGATATTAACTAATCAAGAAATTCATGGATGGTATTTTGACGAACGCGCTGCATGGAAACTTGCATCGTCTCTCAGAAAAGAACTTGAAGAAACTCATCAACTATTACGTGACAGGTACCCTTTCGTTGCCGGATCATTATTTACTCCTAAGCGAGATAATCGGACCCAAGGCTATGTCAAAGGTGCTGAGTTCACCCGCCTTAAAGAATTAAATCCCACATCTAGAGATCACATTGCATGGATTCTGCAAACATTGCATGGTTGGAAGCCAACCCAGATGACAACTACTGGGAAGCCGATTATCGACGAGACTGTATTGAAGGAGATGGCTGCATCAGGTGGGCCATCAGTTGCTTTGGAGTTTCTGAAATGTCTCGATATTACGAAGAGCTTGGGGATGATCTCAGAAGGCACCAACGCATGGCTCAAGTTATGTACGACTGCTAATCGCATACATCATCATTGCTCAGTAGCAACAGTTACGCATAGATGTGCGCATCGAAATCCAAACCTCGCTCAATGTAAATCAGATGAAGAATTTAGAAAACTATTCACAGCAACGCCCGGCCAGATCATGGTTGGTGCCGATCTTTCTGGGATTGAACTTAGGCTTCTCGGCCACTATCTTGGTAGGTACAGCAATACTTTTACCGAAACTCTCCTCAACGGCGATATCCATCAAGTCAATGCAGACAAAGTTGGAGTCAGTCGTCGAGCTATCAAAACAATTACCTACGCCTTCATCTATGGGGCAGGCAATCAGAAAATTGGCTTGTCCTACGACCCTCTTTTAAGTGAAGAGAAGGCTAAGAAGAAAGGTAAAGAAATTAGAGAAGCATTTGTTGAAGGTATTGATGGACTGTCGGAATTACTTGAAGCGATTAAAGAGGCGAGTAAAAAGGGCTACATCAAATCAATAGATGGCCGTCACATCAAAGTAGATAGCCCACACAAGAGTTTAAACATGCTCTTGCAGTCATCCGCCGCCGTAATCGCAAAGCGTTGGATGGTACTAACAAACGAAACTATTAAACAAACAGGGTTGTGTGCATCACAACTCGCATTCATACATGACGAATTGCAATACGAATGTACCCCAGAACACGCAGCTGACCTTTCAACATCCTTGGTATTTAGCAGTCTCGCAGCTGGAGAGTACTACAACTTACGAGTCCCAATCGCATCAGAGGCTAAGACCGGAGACACTTGGGCCGAAGTCCACTGATACAGGTTTAAAAGGTGACTATTGGGAATACCATGTGGTTATGGAAGCCTTGGTAAGAGGAGCAGATGTTTTTAGGAACTCAGTAAAAACAGGTGACACTGATATTGTATTACGGATCAATGGTGAATATATTCCTATTGATGTAAAAGCAAAAAAATGGAATCCTAGACAAGGAATTTGGAGATCAGCAGGGGGCGAAAAAATTCCTGAACATGTTTATGGAGTTGGGGTCAATCCTGAAACGAAAGAAGTGTCATGGTACAAGTTTCATGGTTCTAATTATAAATTTGTTTGTCCTAAGGGTTTAGAGGACTTTTGGAAATGAAGCTACTCATTGATGCTGACTACATAGTCTACAAAGCTTGTGCAGGAGCAGAGGAAGATATTGATTGGGGTGATGATGTAATTACTGTAGTCAGTAGGTTCTCTGAAGCATTAAAGAATGTAGAGCGTGACCTAACTAAAATCAAGAATGAATTTATGTGGGACACACCAGAACTAATTCTATTCTTCAGTGACTCTAAGAATTTTAGGAAGAAAATTTATCCCGATTACAAAGGTCATCGGAATCGTAAGAAGCCGTGTGGCTACAGAAAAGTAATCACACAGCTAGCAGAACGATATGAAGTCATCAAACTACCAACGTTGGAAGCAGATGATGCTATGGGTATTTATGCAACAGCTCACATTGATAATATTATTTGTAGTCCTGACAAAGATCTAAGACAGATACCGGGCAAACTATTTGACATGAAAGAGCTAACCACAATAGATCCAATTGAAGGAGCTAAGTGGCATCTCATTCAGACATTAGCTGGTGACCAGACAGATG